CATAGCCCGGATCGGGCGTTCAAGCACCCGACACTACCCCTCGGAGCCAGCGCAGACGCCATTGCAGAAATGGAAGGGACAGTTATCCATCACGATCCTGGTGCTGGCATATATGTCGTTGACGGGGATTCTATTGTTCTTGATGGCATAGGCGTCCTAGAGTCCAAGCTCACCCGTGGCCACCCAGAGGATACGCTGCCCCTGTACCGTGGGCCTATCCAGGTGCAAGGCGTGATGATGTGCACCGGGGCCAAGTGGGCAGCCATCGGCACCCTGTACTCAGGCGTCGAGCTGCGGATTTTCCTGTTCAAGCCCCATGCTGCAACGCAGCAAGCCATCAGGGATGCGACTGTTGACTTCGAGTCCCGTCTTGATGACTACCAATCCACCGGGCAGATGAACTGGTATCCGGCTGCCGATAGCGACGATGCCAATCGGATCTGGCCGCTGGCAAGGGATGAGGAGATCGACCTGGGCGAGGAGGCTGCCGTGCTGGCTGGAGAGATAGCTGCCATGAAAGCAGACATCAAGGATTCCGAGAAAAAAATCACAGACAAAGAGAAGCGCCTGAAGACTCTCATGCAGAAATTCTCAGTGGCCAAGGCTGGCAACTGGGAGATCAAGTGGCCAATGCGCCACTACAGCGCTACCGCACAGAAGATTGTTCCCGGCAAAGAAGCCTACTCAATTCGTCAATCGACTCTCACTATCAAGGAAATCAAATGAGCATCGCTAAAGCATTCGTCGCTGCCAAGAAGGAGTTCGCTCCGGCCCTAAAGACTGCAACTAACCCGCACTTCCGCAGCAAGTACACAGACCTTGCCGGCTGCCTTGAGGCAGTCAACGATGCCCTGCTGGCCAACGGCATTGCCGTCTTCCAGGAGACCTCACTGTGCGAGGATGGGGTGATCGTCGAGACTGTCTTCCTGCATGAGTCGGGTGAGACCCTGCGCGGCGGCAAGCTGCATGTGCCAGCCTCCAAGCAGGATCCGCAGGGGTATGGCAGTGCGCTGACCTACGCCCGACGCTACTCCATCATGGCTGCATGCGGCATTGCAGCAGAGGATGACGATGGCAATGCGGCCAGCCGCCCTCGCCCTGTCGCGCAGAGAAACCCGCTAGACAATATCACGCCACCTGTAGCGCCGCCCCCGCCAGCAGGCAACTTCGCATTGAAAGCCCCAGGCAAAGAAGATCCTATTTCTACTCACACTACTGGGGAAGAATGGACTGATGCTTACCTGTCAATGATGGCCAAGATTGAGCAAAGCAAGATTGCCACTCGCGCTAAGATGACAAAGTGTAAAGAGTTTAAAGAAGCCAATTCGTGGCAGCTTGATCGTCTTGATGCCGGACAGAAGGCCCGAGCTGTTGGTGATTACGCGATCAGGATCAAACGACTAGGCGCACAGAACACGGAAGAAGAACGTAATGAACCAGCCGAACATTGAAACTGTGGTGGATTATGCGTATCCATGCATGATTGCAGAAAAGAATCTTAGAGACCTACACAACGCAGCGATTGAAGGCCGGCTTGCAGACGCCAAAGAGTTCGCACTTGAAGCCATCACGCAAGCACGGCTGACCTATCAAGCGCTGGTTGCTATGTCAGAACGTCAAGCGCGTGGTTGATGTGCTTGATGCGGTCATCTAGACCAATCACACCGCCATTGATCTTCTTGGTCATGGCGGTGTAGTCTTTTGCGTCAGCCTCTTTGTTCAAGTTGCGCTTGTTCCAGTACCAGCCGGCAGTGAGGGCTGCGTACTTGGGCACCAGAACGTAATCCGGCGAATGGATGAAGTCCATACTCAGGGCGTCACCCGCTAGCGTGTAGTTGTCTTTGCCGGTGAGCTGGATCAGACCGCGCCCGTGGTAAAGCCAACCGTCTCCCGTCTCTTCTGTGCCGTTACCCATGCGCCCGCCATACACCCGGTTGGCGATCTTCTCGGGGTTGCGGTGGTAGGGTTGCGCGACATCTAGCGTAGGGAATCGGCTGGGCCAGGTCTTCATCAGACCCTCTGCGCTGTAGTTAAGGTTCTCTTCCAGCGTCTTGAAGTTAGCCGACTCATGGGCACACTGTCCAATGAACGCAGCTTGCCGTTCAGGAGTGTTGATCTCATAGCGTTGGAAGACCTCCGCTAGAGGTTCGGCCCATGACGGGTCGATCTTAAGTTTGGTCAGGGTCTCAGTCAGGGCAAGGATGGTCATTTGATTGCAGGTGATTTAGAAAGGAGATCTGTCTTAGCTTGGGAGCCAGCGCTGGAGCCAAAATAGTAGGCAATGATTCCTGTCCAAGCGGTGGACAAAGAGCCAAGCATCATCAAGATTGTCGGGTTGCTGCCGTCCACCTTACCAAACATCATCATCATCAGGATCCCAAAGAAGCCTACAGTGATGATGGCGGCAAGCGCTGGTGGCACGATGGATCTGGTGGTGGCTTGCATCTCGCGAGCAGACTTGCGATCATCCACCGCCAGCTTCTCGAAGTTCAAGCCCAGCTCGTTGGCCTGCTTCTGGAGTTCGATCTCAGCGAGTTTGACCTGGGCGATCTGGTCGGCAGTGAGTTTGTTGTTAGCGATCAAGTCGCCAACTTTCTCCTCGTCAACGCCAATAGCTTTAGAGATAGCCGATACGGCCATCCCTGCTAGTGGGCCGCCAAGGGCTGACGCCACTGTGGGCGCGATCTGTTTAAGCCATTCCATTACTGTTTACTCCTAGACAACATGGTTGATGCGATCTGCAAGAGAACCCGGTAAGCATCTACATCTGGAGGCTCTTCCTTCCAGCCCACAGTGATTTGACCCACCAGCTTCCCAGGCTCTGGCGGCACACCTATGCGGCATCCGTAAGTCATTCCCTTTTCGATATACCACAACCCAATTTCAGACTGCGCTGTCTTGTAGTGACCGCAAGGAATCTCGCCGGCCATGAGTGCTACGACATCCCGGTTGTTAGACAGGTTCGATGTGAACAGCCCGACATCCAGCCCTTCGTGTTCCTTCTCCCTGCCTTGCTTGGTGTATGCCCTGTACAGTACTCGGTTGCCAAACATGGGATTGACCTTGAAGATGGCAACTACAGTGGCGTCTGTGTTCTTGAACAGATGTGCGGCCACATCTTCTACTCTGTCTTCAGCAATGCTGGGCAACTTCTTTTGCTCCTTGTACGCGCCGATCAGAATTGCTTGGTTCTGCCAGACAAAGTAACCGACAAAGGCAAACACAGCCATGAGCAGAATGGCGAACAGTTTGAACGGGGAGTCAACGTAGCCAAGTATCTTTTCGATCAGGCTGTTAGGGTTGACCTTCTCATCGCTCACGACATTACCTGCCTGACGATAAAAATTATGATGGCTCCAATAATCCCAACGGCAATCGACCCGCCAACGATCTGAGCAATCAGCAGACGCTGGGCCACCAGAGTGCGCCTAGCAATGATGGCTTCGCGTTCTGCCTTAGCACGCTCTTGCTTGATCTTCATCCGCTCCGTGAGCATCATCGCCCACAGTTCAGGGTAGCCGCCGTAAACCAGTTGATGCTTTAGCTGCTCCTCGGCTTCGCGCAGGGCGTTTGCCTGCATGACGATTTCCATCGCCTTAGACGTGTCCGACTGGCCCTTCTTCGCCTTGTCGTTGGCGGCTTTCTGGACGACATCCTTCGCGTCGAAGAACTTGCCAAACTCTCCAACTAAGCCGTTAATGTCCTTGCCGAGCTTGATAGCTTTTTGGATGCCGGCGACAGCGGCCTGGGCGGCGGCAAACGCTGTTATGGGATCCATAGCACCCAGAACCCCAGCTTAACTAATGCCAGTAAAGATGCTAAAAGAATGCAAGCAAGGAGAAAGGCAAAGAACCAGTCAAGCATTTCTTTTTCTCCACTGCAAGCAAACCACTTTGAACTTGACATAGTCTTCGTACATCCATCTCACACACTCATACTCAACCGGCTTTGGTGGAGGCTGCTGCGCGAGAAGGGCCAGCATCAATGCCGCAGTAAACTTGCCCAGATGACGCCCGCCATTGCGACAATCATTACACCAGCAACTTTGAGCAGGATGCCTTCAATGCGTTTCAAGCGAGCATTGATCTGCTCGTACCTGACGGCGCATATCTCTTCGTGCGTCATCAGCTTGGCGGCAGTCATGTCAATCGTGTTCATGATTATCCCTCAGCAGGCAGCGGCGTGTTGCCAGCGGCCAGCCACGCGAGGTACTGCTGGTAGTCGGTGTTGGCTGGGTCGAAGGGGATGGATAAGCCGTCAGGAAGGCGTGTAACGCTGCCAAAATTTGTGAGTTTATAGTTCATCTTAAAGCTCCGCGCTCAGTCCAAGATGAGCGGACGTCGTGTTGTTTGTGTCCATTGACATAGGGCGGTTTGTCGTAAGACCAGACGCAACGGTTACCGCAATTCCGCAGGAGTTTGGAGACGCTTGCGAAATACTTATCGCTGTAGCTGTAAAACTGCTGCTTGCGTCACTCGCCCGAAAATTGGAAACAGAGTTTGCTGACAGCGAGGGGGCAGAACGCATTACCACAGAAAATCGCGGCACAAACACTTCCATCGCTGTGGCGCTGGTTGCGTACCCAGCCGCAATACGTTCGTAACTTGCTGTGCCTCCCCAGTATTGATAATAACGCTGACACATCGCCAACTCACGCCCGTAGTCCCTGCGCTCAAACGGCGAGGCCACAGTGCCAGCTTCAAGCTGGACGCCGGTGATGTAGAAGGTGGCTCCGCTTGTGGAAATTAGATTGGTCTGTCCTGTTGCACCATAATATTCTCCAGATGCCCAAGCATTTGCAGTTGTTACAAAAGTTGATCCTGCGCCCAAACTCCAAATAACTCGCAACCCAGAAGAATTAGTTGTTGTCCAAGTGCCAGACTGGTCACCAGAGACTGTTACAGATTTCTGCTCCCAAGTATTCGCGGATGAAATTGTGTATGTAAATGGGTACGATCTATTAAAAGAATTATTTGCTAATGAGCCAGCAAAAGTTCCAGTTAGAGAACTGCGAACCCAAAATGATAAAGTAATTGTCTTAGCGTTAGATGAACCAAAATTAAAATCTGCTACATTATAACCTTCAATATTTTGGCGAAGGAAGTAGATACGACCAGCCGCAATAGAGGAGTCGGCAGTTGTTACTGTTACAGCCAAAGAGTTTGAAAATCCAGCAGGTACAGTAGATGATTGTTGAATTGTAAAAACACCAACAGAATCACCCCGCCCTTGAATTCTATCTACGGCGTATTGTGTAGTTGTGGAATTTACAGTAACACTCGCCCCCGCGTTCCTCTGGTCAATCCGCATATCGCCGTTGATGATGCGGTTGACGAAGGCAGTGCCGCCGTTACGCATGGAGACACCATACAGTTGGGCAGCAGACCCGCCAGAAGCATCGTAGTAGTTGTTCGCACGCACCGTTGACATATTTACTCCTTGTAAGCCCAGCGGAATCCGTGAGCAGATTTTGCCGTACCTAGGCAGCATTGTGTGATGCCGCTAGTTGTTCCGTTACAGGCCCGGCCAGCCGCAGCAACAGACTCAAACACCATTCCGTCATCCAGCCGGATCACAGGTTTTGATGGCTTGCCGCCACCTTCTGGGCGTTTGCGTCCTTTTAGTGCCTTGGATGCTCCAGCATTGTGTTTGCCAAGCATCGGGCTAGGTTTGCCGTACATGCCGTTCTTCTCTCCGACCAACCTGCCGACCATCTCTGGCCTTGGCTTACCTTTACCGGGATGCGGCTTGCCATAGCGGTGGTTTAGCTCCCCAGGCCCAGCGCCTGTAAGTCCGTTCTCCGCGATAAAGTTTGCCCATCCTTTGCCAGCAACAATGTTGTTCTCTTCGCTAAACTTGAGCGCAGCAGAGACGCAGCGATCTTTGTCGAAGTACACACCTAAGACCCCAGAAGTGATGTCTCGGCCATGAACCTTCATGTGCCGCTTCCAGTACAAGCCACTGCCTTTGTACCAGTGAAGATTTTTCAGTCTGGTAGTCTTGCAGAAGTACTTCATGCCCGTGACGTTGTGCGTCATGACAAGAAGAGCGGTAGGCGCAAAGTCCATCACAACCCCATGCTATTAGGCGGCGAGGCCACGCCACTGAAGACAGCGTTGCTGCCGCCGGAGGCGTCTTGGTAGGTGTTTGCTTTTACGATGCTCATTATTTAGCCCTCACTCGTACAGGATGTTGATGGTGCCAGCGTCGAAGGTATCAGTGCCGTTGACATGAGTTATCCGGACGCGATCAAGAACATCACTAAGCGATTTACCGCCTCCAACTACCGCAGTGTTAGCTGCGTCAGATCGACTAAAAACGCCGTCAGCAACCCAAGTGTTTCCAGTAATATTTGCAAAACGAATTGCACCTTGCCAAACTTTTGCTGTTG